CTCCCAGTTCTTGTCCATCCCGTAGGTGTGCTGTATATATGCAGTCCTCACGTACAGGTCAAGCTCGGGGGGCAGGAAGTCGCGGTAGTAGGTGCCCTGGGCCACCATGAGCAGTCCGCCCGCCGGGGCGTTCTGGAAGACCAGGGTCGCGCCGTGCTCCTCCAGCATGAAGTCGGTGCCCAGCACCTGGGCGGTGGTACCTCCCTGGGTGGTGTCGGTCAAGACCACCTGGAGGTTGGGTGCCGACACGTTCTCGACGGGTAGCTCAAAGCGCCACGCCGCCCCGGAGCAGGTCTGCCGGCAGAGGAAGGGGCGCGGCAGATCCCGCAGGCGCAAGCGGGCCATCTGGGCGATGCGTTGTGTCGAGGCCGGGTCGATGGGCGGGTAGGGCAGGCCCTGGTCGGTGTCGGGATACTGACCAGGCGTCCCCGCCGTGATGTCGTAGGGATTGGGAAGCCCGGAGGGCGGAACCAGACTCATCAGCACAAGGCTAGGTTCGGGTGGTCAGGGGGGCCGCGACACCCGGATCTAACATTGTCCCCATCCGGCCTGCTATCGCCGGTCAAGCAGTACCGCCAGAAAAATGCCCAGCCGACAGGGGAAAAATGCCTTCCTCTTTATACAGGTGCGTCAAGTCACAGGACTTGCAGAAGCTGTCGAAGGTGGCTGACGGCTACAAGCAGATGGGCACCTCCAAGACGGTCAAGATGGCGGCACAGGCGGCGGGCTGGGTGCTCCGGGGCCAGATGTCCAAGCTGGTGGCGGGGGAGTCCAGTCTGAAGAGCTACTGGGATGTGGGGCAGAGCTTCACGGTCTTTGAGGACCGTCGCAACGTGGTGGTGGGCATCCCGCCGAACACTCCGACCGCCCTGCGGGCGCACAACATGGATTCCATCTACCAAGTAGCCACGGTGGCGGCTGACCTGGCGCAGCAGTCCGGTGAGATCGAGAAGAAGTTCCTGGACACGCTGTCCACGGTGATGAAGTGACCATCGTCAACCCGCCCACCGATGTCGCCGCCAACCCTCCCTTTCTGGGTCTCTACACCGAGGAGGACCAGGGCCTCAAGAATCTCCTCCAGGGTGTCGTCGTCACCGACCTCAACTCCAGCCCAGACACCCCTCGCCCGGTCCCGGTGTGGTTTCACAACCCGGAGCGCGAGGAAAGGCGCATCACCTACCCCAACATCGTGATCAACTTCCTGGGCGAGCGGGTGGCCCATGAGCGCGAGCACCGGGGCTGGGTCCAGGTTGGCTACCGGTACCTCCAGAACATCCCCTTCCCGGATCCGCCGCCGTCCATGGAGTACCCCATCCCCATGGACTTCGACTACATGGTGACGGCGTCGGCCCGCATCAACCAACACATCAGCCAGATCAGCGCCGCCCTGGCCTTCCAGAGACTGCACCCTCGATTCGCCCAGATGGATTGCCCCGGCGGCACGGTGCGCCGGATCACCGTCCTGGGAGTCAGCCGTTCCAACTCCATGGAGGCCGACAAGCGCCTCTTCCGCCAGATCTACCAGCTTCGCGTCTCCACCGAGATCGAGGACATCGTGCCCCTGCTCACCACCAGGGTGCGCCAGGTCGTCCTCACCATCGTGCAGATGTACGGAGGTCCGGTGGTGTGGGGTGAGCGAGTCATCAGCGCCATCGCTGACACCGGCAGCTTCCTGGATCGCAACATCACCGGTCAGCAACAAGGAATACCAGAAGCAGGAGGATAAATGCCGACACTAACGCGTCCCGGCGTCTACATCGACACTTCGTCGTTCCCCACCTACGTCAGCGCCACGCCGGGTACGGCGGCGGCGGCATTTTGCGGGCCAGCCCCTCGGGGGCCGGTGGTGCCGACAAAAGTGGATAGCTGGCGTGATTTCACGGCCTGGTTCGGTGGGTTTGAGACCTCCTACCCTCCGAGTAATCTGCACCTGGCGGTATACACCTATTTTTCAGCGGGCGGTACCAGTGCCACGATCATCCGGGCGATTCGTCTCGACGCCTCCGGTCCCATCGTCGCCACGCACACCTTCAGTGACAAGGCTGCCACTCCGCTCCCCACTCTCAAGATCAGCGCCGCCAACCCCGGAGCCTGGGGCAACAACATCTACATTGACATCCTGGCCGGTACCATCCTCGACGCCACACAGAACGTGCTGAGCTTCACCATCCAGGTGAAGTACCAGGGCAGTCAGCAGTCCAACTTGGTGGAGCGCTGGGAGAACCTGTCCATGGTGCCGGGGTCCACCAACCTGGGCCAGAACAACTACGCCCCGGAGATCATCAACAGTTCTTTCACGGGGTCCAAGTTCATCACTGTCCAGGACATGAACTCGACCTCTGTCCCCCCGGCAGACAACCCAGCCGTTACTTCCACACCTGTGCAGTTGACGGCGGGTAGCGATGGCTCGCCCATCACCTTCACCGACCAGTTGACCGCCCTCCAGCAACTGGACAAGTACCCGGACACCCCCTTCATCATCAACATGCCGGGGTACACCACCGGGTCCGACATCTCCAACGTCGTCGGCTACGCCCAGACCCGTGGCAACGGCTTCGTGGTCATCGACTGTCCGCCCGGTATGAGTCCCGCCAGCATGGTCACCTACACCCAGGGTCTGCCGGCCAGCGCCCAGGCCGCGGTGTACTACCCCCAGGTGCAGATCTCCGATCCCTACAGCCCCCAGCCGGGTCGAACTCGCATGGTGCCGCCTGGGGGGTTCATCGTCGGGTTGTATGTATCCACTGATGCCAGTCGAGGAGTCGCCAAGGCCCCGGCGGGAATGGGGTCAAGCCTGCTCGGGGCCTATGGCCTGGAGTACATCTGCACGAATACGGATCAGGGCACACTGACCCAGGCCAACGTCAACTGCATCATCTCGGTACCTGGCTCGGGTGTGATTTGCTGGGGCGCTCGCACACTGTCGCCTTACCTGATCACCCGGTACGTGCCGGTGGAAAGATCGCTGATTTACCTTTCCACCCAGATGGTGGCGCTCACCAAGTTCGCCGTCTTTGAACCTAACGACTGGATCCTGTGGAATCAGATCACCTCGATCCTCACGCAGTTCCTGGATGCCTTCTGGCAGAGCGGCGGACTTCAGGGGCAAAGTGCGGCCCAGGCGTACTACGTGCTCTGCGACAGCAGCAACAACCCGCAGTCCTCGATCCAGCAGGGCATCGTCCACGTCGAGGTCGGTGTGGCGCTCCAGTTCCCGGCTGAGTTCGTCGTCATCAGCATCGGACAGTGGGCCGGCGGTCAGACCGTCACGGTCACCACGTAGGAGGTAATCATGACCAGTCGAGGACTGAACTCGGACCCGCTGCGGAACTTCCGGTTCATCGTCACCATCAACCATCCTAGTTCCCAGCTATCCAACCTGGCTCGCATGGGCTTCATGGCCTGCTCCGGGCTGTCAATCAACAACGAGGTCATCCCGTATAGAGAGGGCGGCAACAACACAACAACCCGTAAAATGCCCGGCCAATCTGACTTTGGTCCGCTCACTTTGACGAGGGGGTTTATGGCGGCTCCAATCATAAATGGTGCGGTCGGTGTTGGCATCGGTACCAGAGAGATCTACACATGGTTCACCCAGATCTTCTCGGTGTCCATCGGCCAGGGATTCGGCAGCGCCACCACGAACTTCAGGGTGGGACTGACCATCGACGTGCTGGAGCACCCCATCACCGCCGGAGGCATGGCAGCCGGTGTCGATCAACCACCACCCATCAAGGCTCGCTTTGCTGTCTACAACGCATGGCCTATGGGCTACAGCTTCAGTGACCTGGAGGCGGGTGGGAACGCAGTATTTATCGAGAACCTGACCCTGGCACATGAGGGCTGGGGAGTGATTACTGCCAACCAGGATCCCGGATCCTTCGTTGGCTCCTCCCAGATGCCATGACCGATATCCCCCGTGTCGAGGTGATCGAGGCGGCGTCCGCCCCCTCGGTTGCCAACGACCTGGCCGACAAGCTGACCAAGCCGACTCTGCCTTTGATGAGTTCGCTGCCGGCAGACACCTACACTCTGCCGGGTGGCTATCTGGACAAGGACGGCGTGCTGCACACCGAGTGCCGCATCCGGGAGATCAACGGCTCTGACGAAGAGGCCATGGCTCGGGAGCTACGCAACCCGAACGTGAATATCCCCAGGGTGGTCGATCTCCTCCTCAAACGGTGCGTGCTCTCGGTGGGCGCGTACGATCCGGTGTCGCCAGAGGTGGTCCGGGACATGTTGACCGGTGATCGAGCCGCCCTCATGCTGGCGATCCGGGTCTTGACCTTCGGTAGCGACTGGGAGGTGCCCGACTTCCCCTGCCGGTTCTGCGGGCAGAACTTCGGCACCATCGTGGAGTTGGACAGTGTCGAGATCAGGACGATGGACAACCCGATGGTCCAGGATGTCGAGGTATCCCTGCGAAATGGGCACCTGGCGCTGGTGCATCTGCTCACCGGTTCGGTGCAACTGGACATGGTGGGCGACGGCAACAGGACCGGCCCGGAAGAGACCACCGTCGCCATCGACCGCAGCCTGGTCTCCCTCGACGGCAAGCCCATCCTCAGCCCCGTAGCTCAGAAGCTGAGCATGGCTGACCGCCGCAAGATCGCCACGGCCATGACTGAGGGACAGCCTGGCCCGAAGATGGAGGAGGTGGGGGTCACATGCACAGAGTGCGGCAGGGATGGCGACTACAGCGTCTCTCTGGTGGACTTATTTCGGTAACACCATCTGCCCCTTCGACCTCCTCTACCTCCAGTATCAACGCATCAGCGAGAGATTCCCTGGCTGGACTCTCTCCGAGATCAAGGCCATGTCGGTTCCCGAACGACGCCATTGGATAAATGTCGTCCTGCATCAGGAGAAATAAGTGCCTGATGGTGGTTATGGCGTAGGGCTGTTCGACAGCAAAGGGCCGGAGAACTTCGCCGCGGCCATCAAGAAGATCGCTGACGCCCTGACCGGGGTCCAGGGCACCTTCACGTCCTTCGGTACCGCTGCCAGTCAGAGCATTCAGGGCATCGGTTCTGCGGTCGATGCCCTGACGAAGCAGTTGTCCGGTCTCCAGACCCAGGTGTCGAACATCCAGAAGGCCATGAGCCAGATGGCCGC